ACGGTGGTTTTGTTGCTGACGATTTATGTATTCCTGAAAAATTCTTCTTAACATTAGTAACAATATTTTTCCCACCATTGGGAGTAACCTATAGACAATTCCGCGCGGGATTCCCGAATCCAATTGAAATATTTATATCACTTATACTAACCGCTATGTTTTACTTCCCTGGATTAATTTATTCATTGAATAAAATAAATTGTGGTCAAGAATTACCAGATACAACCCACTATTCTAATGATAGTGGCAATAATGCCCAAGAAGATGTTGACAATAATTAAAATGTTGTTCGTTGAGGCTAGTATAAATTAATTTTTTATATTTATTTTTTATGGGTATTCCAGATAATTTTTTAATTGAGGATATACGTGAACAAAAAGATTTTCATATGGAGACATTTAGTGGATATAAAAAACTAGACGTGTTTAAGGCCTTGTTCAAATCTATTGAAACATATAAAATAGAAGAAACATGTATATGGACTATCGAACTATTATTAAGCTGTCAAACCAGTATGCTATACGAAAAATTCCTTTTATATTCTAGTAAATTCATTAATATATTAAATCCGAATTTACCCAACCTCTTATGTAATCGATATACGTATTATAAAAATTTAAATATATCAAATAAAGAAGCCATTAACAATCAAACAATACGTAATCATTTAATCGAAATAGCCCTCGCATTATCATTTTCTAACAAGACTAAGGCTACGTTATTACCGAAACTGTGTAATAATGATTTTAAAAACGAATTCTTTATCAAAAAATTAAAGGCACGTGACCAATCTATAATATCTAAATATTCACAAAAAAACGATCCAGTTGTGGTAAATATTATTTTAAATGAACTGTGGGATCGTGTCCGAACTAAGAATATCAACGAAGCATTGTATTTTCTTAATTGGCTTATTACTTACGACAAAAACAAAAAGTTCGTTTGTGCTTCCAGAGAAGTTGAAGGTATATCGAAGAAATATTATACGGATTTCAATATGTATATCTGGTATATCTTTCTTAATGAATCATATAGTAATAGTAAAATACAATCACTAGTAAGTAATCTTTTTGAATTGTCTTTGTATCAATATACAAAATCAAAATCTATTATGATGATTATACATGCTATTAAATTATTATGTTCCAATGAACTATTAGATATTAACCAACCTACTATTGTTAACCGACATAGTACAATTCAAGTCATTTCAAAAGTAAATTTAATTATTTTATCCAAGAAAAAATTCACTTGGAAGCGGAAAAGACAAACTATAAAATTTGAAACACCTACAAAAAAAGTGTCTCAATTAGAAGAAGACTCCATATCAGAAAAAGAAAAAATCGTAATGAGTCTTGACTCAATGTTTAATTTATAATTAAAATCTAATATTTTATTAATGGATAATGTAAGAACATTTGTAAATACTAATATTTTTTATATAATTATAAGTATAACTATAGTATTAATTCTTATATGTTGGCAGTATCTTTCATTTAATAATCGCACCCAATCCACTATTAATGGATTTGAAAAAGAATTTCTTAAATATAACAAACGCGCTGCTTATGATTTTTGTGGTACAAAGTCCAATAAAACATTAAGTGAATTTTACTTTTCTAGTGCTCATTTACCCTATTTAACGGGATACCAGAAATTGGACTATACTTCCGAAGCAATGTTCAATAAAGTCATTAAATATGGAGCACGGTTCATCTATTTACAAGTCTTCAATAAAGAAGCTAAATATGATACCGAACCTGTATTATCAACGGGTAATAGTTATGGGACATTATTAACATCGCAAAATAGTATAAGTCCAACTAGTATTTTCAAACTTATTGGGGAATATGCTTTCAGTGAAAAATTCATCGATAACTATACAGACCCATTTATTGTATTTTTGGATTTACGTGTATCCAATAATTATAATACATTAGATAAACTTTATGAAATAATTAAATCAACGTGTGGTCATTTACTGTATGAAAAGTTTAATACTAATGTTAGTAGAACCACGATGTGTAAATTAATGGGAAAATTGCTTATTTTTACCACAAGCAATAATGACAAATCTAAATTGAAATCGATAACACATATGGATACGTCAAGTAGTTATTTGAATTTACTTGGACACCATGAATTACCTACCAAAGAATTAATAGCTAATCCAAAGGATAGACCATTGGTGTCAATAACTAGCACTAAAATAAGATTCATCAAGAATCAAATACAAGTAGAAGATGAAACCGATTTCATTAAATTAGGTCTCAATAAATCATTCGTTGTAAAAATAAATGGTTCCAAGAAAAACGATTCCGAAGATAACTATTATGATATCGACCAAGTAACACATAAACAACTTATACTAAATAGTAGTATAGAATTCATAGAGGAGTTCTCGGGTAATAAGACGCAATTGAAATTCTTTAACAAGTCCTATAAATTACTTAATTTACCAAAAGAAAACAAAACTGGATTAACTATTGTAATCCCCGAACATGATTTCTTTAAAATAAATTACAATCCCTATGATGCTTTTAATTTGGGTTGCCAATTTATATGTATGAATTTCCAAGAAATAGACCAAAATCTAAAAACATATATGAAAAAATTCAAAAAGTTTTCAGTATTAATGAAGCCGAAACATCTAATAAATTATAATCCACCCAAATATGTTCCCAATATTAATTCACAATTCCAACCCGTCCCAGATATGGATATACCCGTACTATTTCAATTTCGCTATAATCATAATAATATTCGATTAAAACCCTTACTTCATGATAATTTAAGAATGATTGAAAAAAACAATGTTCCTACTATTAGTCCTAACTACACCATAAATAATTCTTATTTTGAAATAGAGGAAGGGTTAGATGGTAAAGCGGGAACCATTAGCATTAAACTAGGTAATAAATATCTAAGTTCCAATGAGGGTTGTTGTTGGTTGAGTTTCCAAGAATATCCCATGAATAAAGATGTTGCTTCATTTTACCCCGTTAAGTCCCTCGTTTCTGGTAAAAACGCCATAAGTATATGTCAAATCAAAAATAACATTAAATATTATTTAAAACACCGATTAGGATTCAATTACAAAACCCAATTATATACTAAGCTGACAAATTCTTATAAATTGATAACTCAATTAAGCAATAGTGAGACCATAATAAAAGTTTATGAACCTCTATCAGAGAATAATCACAAATGTTATGGACACATATTAATGGAAGAGAATAAAGACCCAAAAACCGTATATACTCCCATTGTTATGGGAGCCACGGCTCATCCAGTTGATTTTGTTTTAATATATAAAACAAATAATTCACAATATATATGGAAAATGGTTGCTAAAGAAGGATATATTGCTCTGGGAAATATTTTCACGACCTCTTCGATGAAACCTAAAAAGACTAATTATTATACAATTGCCTTTGAATATTTAAATCAAGTAGATATAGGGTCCGTGGCCTATAAAAGTCCGCAAGATGTGAATATAACGCCAATGAGTTTGTGGTATAGTAACGATAAAAGTTATTTTATTGCCTACAATAGCACTGATGAAGACAAACGACCATCCGAATTCAATTATCCTATATATACTGTTAATACAACACCCAAAACGTATAACGAACGTATATATTTACATAAACCAAAGGCAAATGAAATAGATAGTGCTACTTTTGTAGTAGAAGATGAACCAAGTAGTGTTCCAGTATCATTACCAATTAAATACTCAACTATTATCTCATCGTTAGAAAAGTATCAAATAATCAATATTGAAACTACACATTCTATTAATATACAAAATTCTTATTGGACGGATTTAAAAGAAGCCAATCTGGATATGGTAAGCCAAACAACTACAGACGATTATTCCAATTCATGGATATATTATAGTGTTGATAATACTATACGATTCAAAAATAATCCTAAATATGGATTAACTATAAAGGATGAAAATATAGTATTAGATAAAATTAGTGATGAAAACAAGGAAACACAAACATTCATGTACACTAGCAATAATTTACTGACTAATAATAAGCAATGTCTATATGAAGAAAACACTACACTGAAAATGGGACCAATAGATTCGGTTCAAAATAATACATGGATAATACCACAAATTCCATTAAATGATTGTGTTAATGTTAATAATCCGGTTTACATAATAAAAAAAATACAACGTAGTAATAATATTTCATTCAGTGCTAAACAGGATTTTACAGAAATGAATAACATTTTAAAGGAATACATAGATGAAGATTATTTTCACGTGTATATTGAAGGGAAAGTAACGAAACTCGAAGAAGATGATTGTGTTGTCGAATTAAAAGGAAATCTAGGCTTTGAAAAGGTGCCATACAATAAAGTTGTGCCATATAAGAAACCGAATACTAACATTTTAAAAAAAGGTACAAAGGTATTATGTAAAAATGGTGGGTTTACAATAGGCGGTTACGAAGAACCGAATGTTAGATATCAAGCAACAATAGTAAAAATACTGAATGAAGAACAAGTTATTGTATTGATGAATATTAATACAATAGAAGCCAATCTAAACAAGTCTTCATATGGCCGACCCCGTGAAATAACAGAAACCATAGTTAATATAAATGATTTAATATTACTAAGAAATTCTATATCTTGTGAGTAAATAATATTTTTATAATATAATGGGAAATGTACAAGGATATGGCGCTTTTAGGCCGTCAAATAATACTAAAGAAAAATCGAATGAAGATAAAAAAAAGGAACAAACTGAATTAGAAAAAGCATTAGAATACAAAAACCTCGAACTCTATACAATTCTGGATATTTATAAATATCATATAAATGTCGCTATACTTGAACAATCATTTAAACTCAAAAACGAGACACTCATTGAAAATATCACCGACACCCTTAAAAATCAAGACGAAAAAATAAAAAAAAACGATGAAAAATATAGTTCCGAAATGCGAAACTATAAACATATATCCAATGTATTACATGAACGAAAGAATATTAACTTAATTCTTTTTTATATAACCGTATTAGTTGTATTAGGATTGATAGGAACAACACTATGGGCTATTTTAACTAAATAATTTTATCAATCCAAATCATTTTCTTCTTCTTCTTCTTCTTCGATTTCATTATCGGACACGAATGAATTATCATTTTTGTTTTCAATTGGCAAGAAACCAATACCCTTAAATCGAATACTGTTTCTATCACTTTGTCCATATTTCTTAATCATATTTGTTTTGAGATCTTTTCTACTTGGATGCTTACCACCATTACCAAATGAAATATTAAACCAATCTATAAATGCTTTGAAAGCTACATCAAGGTGAATTAGGTCTCCGGGTTTTTCTTCTATACATTCATTGAAGAATTGTGAGAAACAATCCGAATCATTTTGATAGTTTTGTGTTTCAAGTTTAATGGCTGGTGGTTCATATAGACCTTCTTTCTTATAATGTTTATAATATTGTAGCAACATATACATGAAGGGTTCCATCCAATAATCGAACTTTTCAGACAAATTATGGTCAATGGGAAATTGATTGGGATCGTTAGGGTCGGGATTGTCTCTAAATTTCGAAGTGAATCGCACTACACGAACACGACGCCATACACCATCATCATTTCCATTACCCATATCTGGTAAGTCATTACACGCCAATACAATTTTAAATTGCGGTTTAAATTCAATCGCATCGACATACAACCCACGGGCTTTGATTTTATCACCACCTGTTAATTCTTTCATAAGACCCACATTAATTTTATCTCCTGTATCCGGTTCTTGGAAATAACAGAATCGTTTTCCCTTGGTTTGTACTAATACTGGGTTACACTGTTCTGAACGACCTCGTTTTTGTGTAATCAATGAAGTCGGTAATACACAGGTATAATCTCCAAAGGCTTTACAAAACAATTCGATCGCTTTCGATTTACCGTTACCACCACTCCCTGTCCATATTGGGAATTTTTCTTCTGAAATTTTACCGTCAAGAAAACTAGACATAAGGGTTAATACATATTCGCGAGTGGCATCAACCGGAATAATTTGACTCATAAAGAGTTTAATTTGTTTAATAACTTCATCCTCTTCATTGAATTCTTCATAATTGATTCCAGTGCTAAATGACAAGAAATCATCGGGAATACCTTCTCGAAACAAATCGTTTTTCAAATCATAGACACCATTGTCAAATCCGATGAGATACATATTTGTGTCTAGTTTTTCTTCTATTTCCTCATTGTAAAACATTTCAATACATTCATCCATAAGGGATTTCTTGAAACTATTTATTTTAAGTTTGCTAACAACTTTCTGTGTCATTTCAAATTTAGATAATTCAATTTGCTTCATTGGATCATCGTCTGATAAGGTTTGAATATTGTTTGATAGTTTATTACTATACCTAAGATATTCATTCAGTAATTGATTTGAAATTTTCTGTTTCAATGGAATTCCATCTCTAATCCTAAACCATCTATGGTTCTTATATTGATACCAATTTTTACTAACTCCATAAATGAATTCGTCTTTAAACATTTCATACATAACTCTCGATATATCATTATGGGAACCATTCAATGACCTATAAATAAGCATATTAAGGTCATGCGCAGTAATTTCCGTATACTTAGAGAAATTGTCGTTTTTACACCACATATATAATGTTCCTAATCCAAGACCAGAAGTATCCATATTTTCCCATTCTTCTTCACATTCACCATCTTGGTATTTAAGCGACTTCTTTGAAAAACTAACCCAAGCATCAAGAAGTCTATAATCAATATTATGAAGACACCATCCTAATTGGATCCATTTATCATAGGTTTCGGCGCGACATGGATTTAAAATATCGACAAGTGTTTTAATTTTATTTAATTCCTTTATTTCTTGTTCGGGTGTGAATTCACTATTCAAATTATTTTTCACTTTACTTTTAGCTTGTTTACGTTTCCTTGATTTGTTTTTATTTTTTGAACGTACCATTTTGTAATCGTTACCCATAGTTTCGTAATCCTTATCTATAGATTCATAAGCATCATCAATAATTTCACTAATTTGGGTTTGTTCTATATTTCTAAGACTAAGTTTGCTAAGAATTTCTTTTTTTTTATAATTTCCTTTAATATCGAGTTCATCGAGGTCTTCATTTGTAGAGTAGTTATAAATATGTGTAACTAAATAAGGTTCGTTATTTGATTTCATAGACCCATACATTTGCCAATTATTTCTTTCAATCACACACAAATCAATAATGTCTTCAAGACTGTTTGTAGGTTTGATTGTATCCATAAGTGCCTTAGTTTCTGGGTCATTAATAACACGATAACGCAATACATATTGCATACGTGGAACCGTAATAATATCTGGAATCATGACGTGAATTCCATCTTTAACAAGTTTCTTTTCTTCGTCTGGTTTAGTGGTTTTCTTTTCCATAACGAAGATTTCTACATTTTCACATTCCGTAATTTTTTCTACATGTTTCATGTAGATCTTAAGAAATGATTCAATAAATTGTGTATCGTATACACGCTCTTTTTTTGATAATGGAAATCTGAAATCTAAATCAATCAATATTGGACTAAAATCTAAGTGTTTCTCGGTTAAATACGCATTATTTCCATATCTAAATACACTTTCATAATAGACATTCAAAAATGAATCATAATCTTCTTTAGGGATACAATAAGACCCTGCGAAATTTTCAGGTAAATTTGGTAGGGCTGTATGTGTATATTGTTCATTATCCTTTCGTTTATGATTTTTCAAGAATTGGTTCAATTGGGATTTTGAAAGATTCGCCATTTTATCAATTAACTAGAAAATATTTTAAGTGATTTATAAATAACTCAATATAAAATAGATAAATCAATTTTTTTAAAGGGCTGATAATTATTTTTATTACTATGTTTTATAATACTCTATACCATAGAATATAAAAATTGAAAATATTATTTAAACTATAAATATTAAATATAATAATCAATATGGCTCAACTCGCTACCAAACGTATTATGATGGACATTAAAAACTTTAATAATTCCGGTCTAAATGACCAAGGAATTTTCATTAAATATAGTGATGACAATATTTATCAAATGAATGCCTTGATATTTGGACCTAAAGATACACCTTATGCTAACGGTAATTATTTATTTGGTATAGAATTTCCTAAGAATTATCCAATGAAACCACCAATTGTTAGATTCGAAACATATGGAAAAAATATTAGATTCAACCCGAATTTATATGTAAATGGTAAAGTATGTTTATCTATATTAGGAACATGGGCGGGTCCTGGATGGACGAGTTGTTGTACGCTAAGCACTATATTATTGTCTCTTCAAACATTACTTCATGAATTTCCAATTCAAAATGAACCTGGGTGGGAAAAATGTACGGATGTTAAGGCAGATAGGTATAATATAATTGTAGAATATGGAAATGTGTGTGTATCGGTCATTGACCTTATAGAAAAACCAGCCCGTAGTTATATGTTTTTCAAAGACATTATGATTAATAATCTCATAAAAAATAAGGAGTATTTTATCCAGTATTTCGAAAAAAATAAAAATAAAGAGGGTATAGTATTTCAATCGTCTATACATACACGGGAATTCAAACCAGAATATGAATATTATCATAGTAAACTTGTAAATCTATTATCAAATCATAATAAACAAATAGAGCCTATAGAAACAAAAGAATATAAGGTAGAAATAAATGTCGTCGTAGCACAACCCAAAAAGAATACTCGGAAAGTACCAAAGGAATTAGCGAAGACATTTGAAGAAGGTGAAATTAAAGAAGGATTAGATGGGAATCAATATATAGTAAAAACAACAATTAAAGGAAATAAACGATGGAATAAATGTAAATAAATGTAAATAAAAATAATAAAATAAAAATTGATATAAAAATTTAAATTTATTTTTATATTATTAATACAATACAATCATGAATTTTTGTGATACTTGTGATAACATGCTTTATGTTCATGTAAATACAGACGACAATGAATTGACCTACAATTGTAAAACATGTGGCAAAGAATACAACGCTTCTATTAACAAAACCAATTGTGTTTATGAAGAAAATTATAATATAGACGTTATTCGGAAAGAAACGCTTCTTAACGAGTACACTTTTAATGATCCCACATTACCTAAGGCTATAGGAATTAAATGTCCAAATAAGGAATGTCCCTCTAAAAAACCCGATATCATTTATATTAATTATGACAATAAAAACATGAAATATATTTATGTTTGTTTAGATTGTAAAAAGGAAAAAATAGAACCTTATATTTGGTAAATATTTAATAAAAATAAAAATTGAAATTTAAAGTTTTTTTCTGTATTTAACATAATAATCAATATGACGACCCAATTAGATTTCAGTGTTGAAGAGTTCTTTGATAATACCGAAATTCTAGATAACTATGAAGAAATCAAAAAAAATAATATTTATGAACCCTATTTATTTCATCACGAAAGAGCTGCTATTATAGGTGTTCGTGCTGAACAACTTACACACGGCGCTCAATTACGAATTCCTATTCCTAAAGATACTGATGATGTTCGGATTTTCGCTGAACGTGAACTAGACGCCCGTAAAACACCATTTATTTTAAAAAGAGTAGATGGAAAACATACCGACTATTGGAAATTAGAGGACCTTAGTTAAATTTATTTAAAATAAATTTTATTTAAAATAAATTTAAAATAAATTTTATTTTATTTTTTTATTGTTTCCAGCGATTACCACACGTCAAGCATGTAATAAATGTTGTCATAGCTTCATCCGCACTTCGTGTTTGTAGTTCATAATAAGTACATTCACGGGATTTACACCGACCACACTTAAATTGGTCTGTCATAGCTTCTTGCTTTTCTTCGTATAGGTACTTATCACGTTTATATTTAGTGTCCATAAGTTCCTTCCAATGTTTCGGAAATATTTCCTGTGACGACATAAACGGCATAGCCTCTATATTTTTAATTAATTTTGGGAGATCTTTATTCGATTTGTTAATAATATTGCTATACATTGATCTGGATTTATTGATATACATTTTTTTGAATATTTCATTTTCCCAATTAACAATAATATTTCGTTTTTGTCCTAATTCAATTGTATATTTGAATGTTGATTTTTCTAATACAGTTGCCATTTCTTCGCTCAATACAGTTTTGAAAATATCTAGCATTTGGGTGCGTGTAGTATTAATTTCTTCATCAATCGTATTGATGGGTTCTATATCATCAACGTCTTTCTCAATCGGTTCATCTATATTATCTTCTATATTATCTTCTATATCATCTTTTTCGGGTTCGATTTCATAATCAACAAAATTCTCTTCTTCAAGGTTGTCATCTGAATTGGAATCATTATCATCATCTAGATAATTTGGACCATCTTCGTCGTCTTCTTCGTCTTCTTCTTCATCTGCGTCCGAATCTCCCGTAATAGGATTCGAAAACATATTTTTGTAAATTTTCTCATATTCATCACAGTCTATATCAAACATTTTTTTGGCGTCATTTACTTTCACAATCAATATATCACCATAGGTCAATTCCAACATGATTTTGTTCTTAGGTGGTAATTCATGATTATTTTCGTGATAACCTTCAATATATCCATATGCTACTAGAGTATCCCCATTTTTTATATCCCATTTTCCGACCATAGTACATTGGGAACTTTCATAATGAGTAAGATATTTTTCCATAAATTTATTCGTTATAACCTTATCA